CTTTAGTTTCTTTCTGTAGCTTCATCAACTTGTCAGTTGTATCTGCTACGTTCTTAATCATCAAAGCTGCAACTTCATATGCTCTGGGATGATCAGATGAATTTGCGACATCAAGAATACCGTTAAGTGCTTCTTGACCTTTATCTATTAAGTTATATAGCTGACCACGTGTATATTCGTAGTCTTGAGTGACATCTTCTTTTGGTTCACGCTTAGGTTTTGCAATGACATTCACTTCCTCTTCAGGAAGATCTAGTATGTCTTGCATATTATCTTCTAGTTTGCTCATAACATTTCAAATCCTTCATTAAATCCGAAGTTGTCATCTGGATTTACAAGAGCATCATCTAATGCATTGATTTCACCATCAGCATTCTTATCCTCCAGTGCCTTAGGAGTATAAGTGAGTCTTGTATCCTTACGTCTAGATGTATCACCCAACGTACCAATTTCTGCAATAGACTTCTTGATAACACCAATATTGGTAACAGGACCATAGAGGTATGTCTTGACAGTAAACTGCATACGATACTCTAAGTAACGACGGTTGACAAAACTACCATCGTAGGTATCAGTATAATCAACACTGTTGAGAACAACTGGACAATCCTTTATCTCATCCATATCAGGAATCATCTTGATAGGAAGATTAAAAGCTGGTTGAAAATAAGGTAATATCTGCTCAAGTATTCCAAGACCATCGTCTTGTGACTTAGCTAGTATACCTAATTCAAAACCTATATTGTAAGGTACTGGCATATACTGTGAACGTACGCCACCAGTAGCGTCGTCTGTCTTCTTATAGACAGAAACAGGACTAGTTTTTCTTTGAGGATCATAGCTATAACTATTCATCTCAAAGTATATTCTTGGCAGAGTGATTTGTACTTGCTTATTGATATCACTTAGATCTTCTAGTCTTGCGAGAAACTTATCTCTAGGACCATAAGCTAAGGGAACCTTTTCACGTACTTGCTCAACACCATTCTCATCGAAGTCACGTAGTTCGATATTATTAAAAATAGTACCGAATGCTATGACAGTTCTACGAATAGTACCGTTATAAAAATACTGCAACATTAGAAGCTACCTGTCTTATTTCCAATTTCGCCAAATGGATTTTTTTCAGAGAAGTCAAGGACATCATCTGCTTTGAATTCTATTGTGGCGTTATCATCGTATTGAACACTCTCGACCGTGATCGTAGTGAATGACTGGATCTCTCCAGTTCCATTTGGACCTGTGACTGTTTCTCCTTCTTGGAAACCACCTGTAGGATAAACTACAACGAGTTTACCTGTAGCAGAATCAAAGGAAACTACAGTACCTGCACCACCGCCACTAGAAGTAAAGTCTTCACCCTCTGCAAATGTACCTGTGATATTAGTCAAGGTAATTGGGAAGGTATATGCCTCACGTTCTAATTGATCGACTGCTGCATCACCAGTATCAAAGATCGTGTTACCACGCTCCATAATCTCTGTGGTGATCGTATAGAAATATACTTTGCCTAGCTGGAAGAAAGGCACTTCTTTTTCTACGAATTTGATTTCATAGTTATCTCCTGTTAAAGGATAATGTATGATATCTCCTTCATTTGGTCGATCTGGGAGAGATGGATTTGCTGCGTCTACTTCTTCCCACCGATTAACTGAGACAATAAACGTTGCCTCATCAGTGATACGTAGACCGAACTTAGTTGCAAGTTCAGCACCAACACCACCAAATCCTTCTACGTTTTGTAGAAGCATTTCCACTGTGTATATAGTTGTAAACTTTGATAAAGTGACATCATTCATCACTTGATCTTGAACCATTATACGAGGGATGTACTTGACATCACTACCAAATAGTTTAATCTGTTCGTCAACTAGGTCTTGAACGAGACCTTGTTCACCAGTAGTGCCACCGTGTAAGGTAGGGAAATAGGTGCTAGTAGGCATTATCCAATAAGGTCAAGGGGTGGAATAGCATACATTGAAAGTATTTGACTTTCAATCTTTTCTAGCTCCAGAACTGCCTCTGAATATATTTTATCACCGTTGAGGGTGACTCCACCAGGCAATTGAATGTTCTGATACTTAGTTAAGTTGATACCCCATTGCTTCTTAATAAGAGCAGTGAGATACTTCTTCATAAAGGGATCGTTGTTCATATCAGTATATGTTGTAGGATCTAATGCCCTATAACATTCGATGATAACGAACTCACCTGCTTTCATATCCTCAGCAGCAGTGTCGAGATAAAGTCTGTCTTGTCTCTGGTTGAATCTAAACTGAATAAATGTTCCATTATTCAATACAAAATCAAGAGTCTCAAGATAGCTCTTGGTCATATAGTAGTTAAGTATATCAACAGCACCAAAATGATATAAGTCATTTAAGAAGATCTGATATTCTATACCAAATAAGTTACCTCTTATACCACTAGACTTGATACCAAATATACGGCTAATACCATATACGTGTTCAGGAACTAGGATATAATTATCTCTTTCTGTCCACTCAGTTGAGCTACCAGCTACCGTAGTAATCTGGTTCTGAGTTTGAAAACGTGTAACATCAGCAGCAGTAACCTCGTGCTTAAGAAGCATCTTCTCAGCACCGTTGTAAGTCCACTCAGAGAACTTCTGGAAAGCATCATCCGTCAGATCATCTATCTGCTCTTGAGCTACGTTAATTTGCAGTACAGGTTCCCCTAACTGCCTCTTACAGTATGCTTGTAATTCTGCTCTCGTACTAGGTTTTGCCATTACACAATATTACCCTTCCTTTCTATTTAGACAGATATGAAATGTCGCTTTAGTACACTAAATGGTATGAAGTAAAATTGACTCTCTGTTAGACCCATAGAAATCATCTTAGCTATACGATGTTTACCATCTATCATTCTATACTTATCGTTATACGGATTAGATATATCTGATATAATTCCAGGATACAGTTCAGGATCCTTACGTGCCCCAAAGCAACAAGGGCAGTTATCAAAGGACTGGTGTGGATATAGATGCTTTCCTTTCCAAGCAATATCCTCAAATTGAACTACGATTAAATTCTCTTCAGTTAGATATGGTAAGCAAGATTCTATAGGTATATCAACAGCAGAAAAAGGAAACTCCTTATGGAATCCCCAATCTCCGAATGATCTTACTTCGTATGCAGTCTTCTTATACCAAGGGTGATTATACCACTTAGCTTTCGTTGAGGAGTTCACGCTCTGGTGCCTCTTCCTCAGTTGTAGCTACAGGTGACTGGTCTTGTAGAATGTTTAGACCTTCAACAGCACCCTGAAGTTTTAAATATCTTTCTTTAGCTGTGTTAAGTTTTTGTTCATACTCAGCGATCTCTTTCATAAGATCTTTCATTTGAGTTGAGAAGTTTAGAATTAATTCTGAAGTTTTGTCGGTAGTCATTTTTATTAATAGAAAATAAAAAGGAGGGTTGTTATAACCCTCCAATTATATGCGATATTTATCGAAGTGTCAAGGTTATGCCTGTGACTCACTCCAAGAAATACGTCCTGTAACTGTGAATGGGTTGGAGTTATCAACACCCGTCAAGTCAACAGGTTCTGCGGTAACCGTTAGAAGGTCAGGTCCGTTCGGGAAGATACCGTCACCACCAAGGATGGAGTTACCCATCTCAATGATAGAACTAATATCGTAGGAAGTAGCACCTGTACCACGCTTACCTGTGTTGTCAATCTGACCACCAGCAGCACGGAAGGAGAAGATCTCAAGTCCACCAGCGTAGGTGTCGTCATTCGTGTGTTTAATCAACTGTGATAGAGATGGAGGTGCCACGTCTAAGTATTGGTCAGTTGATAGAGATGGGTTCAGGATTAGTTTTACTTCGCACTCGTGTGTGTTAACAACGTCGAGAGAGTTGAGCTGCAACTGCATTCGGTTGATAATCTCACGTTCACCCAAGTTACCAGATAGAGACGAGTCAACAGAAGGTGACAGTCTAATTGATACAAGAGGTATCTGCGAAGGAACGGTGTTGTCAGTACCAGCTGGTGCACCAACAGCGAACTGTGTGCTGTTCGCAACTGCTGGATTACCAAGAGCAGCGTTAATAATGTTAACACCTTGGTTGTACTGGAACGTTGTGTTACCGTTAGTATCGATGTACTGGAAGTCAACCTCTAGGTTACCACCTGAGATTCTTGATCTGTAGATTGCACGACCATCAACGAACCATCCGTTAGCTGAACTTGCCTGATACACTGTAGTACCCTGTGTTAGCTTACCAGACTCACCAGTTGGGAAGTAAGTTCTGAGATAGAATCTCATATTACGTGACCAACCTTCTCCGATCTGCCACTGCGAGCGAACGATTGATTGCGACTGAGTAGTTGCGTTCTGCGACACTTCGTTGGTGAACTTAAGTAAGTTACCAGACGCTGTGAAGAGGTACGCTTTGTCAGAGTCAAATCGACCATCAGTGATGATAGAAGTACCCCAGTGGAACAGACTTGGAATGTATGATGGAATTCCAGTGTTGTGAATCTCGTAACGAGCAGGGAGGTTACCTGATCTGAAGTATGCTTCAGTCAAGCGGTTGTTGTGCTTGAATTCGTGTACGTACTTGACGTGACCATTTTGATCTTTGAATCCAAAGCGAATCTTACCAGCACCATACCAAGAGTAATCCATATATGCCATCTGGATCTTAGTGATGTCCAGAATGAATCCAGACTTACCAGAACCATCGCACTTATCGACATTCCACTCACCTTGAGGGATCTTGGTATCGATTGTCTTAGTTAGAATAATGTTTGCAGCAGTAATACCCTTGTACTGTGGCTGAATGATCAAGCTATCGTTGTTAACAACTCGGATAACCTTATGTGACTGTCCACGAATAACGATGTACTCACCTTGAGATATCTGTGATAGGAATGATGTATCAGAACCTGTTACAATGTTAGAACCCCTACTTACAGATACACGACCTGTTAACTGAGTAGTTGAACTACGACGTACAGCACTCAATACAGCACCATTATACTCGTAGAACATACCGTTCTGGAAGTCAAACATACCAGCACGTACACTAGAGTTAGTCCAGTTAATTACGTGGTATCCAGTAAATCCACCAGCAGCAGACGAGGTTGGTGCCTGATCTAGGTTATAACTGAATGTGAATGCGTCATAGATGTATGCGACAGGATAGGATCCATTGTAACTGTTGTCAGTAGCATCAACGAACTCACAGTTTGTACCAACCTCAAGGTTGTGTGGGAGTTTCGTTTGTACTGCAACACGGTGTACAACAGTACCATCAACATATGGTACATACCAAGCACGGATAGAAGGATTCTTCGGTGCAAAGTTGATAGCCAGTGATACCTGTATACCTTTACCTGACTGGTAACGGAAGTATCTACGTGTCTGTCTGCAAATTTGACCATCAGGTGACTTACTGGTTCCGATATCCATACCACCGTCAAACGGTCTGTGTAGGAAGTATCCATCTGGACGTACATAGATCGAAGTATCGATGAAGTACTCACTGTTACCAGCAGAGTTAACAGCACCAGTTGTGAAGCTTGATGCGTCAGCCATTAGGAGTTCAGTGTCATCCTTAATAGCAGAAATGGTTGTCTCTACAATTGTGAATGTTGTAGGAGAGTTGTTGTTGACATATCTGAATACATCACCAACTTTGAAGTAACGTGTGAAGGTTGTATCAGTACCAGTTGCGATACGTGAACCATTATTCAATTCGATAGTACCATTACCTACGACCTGTCCATCCATATTGGTGTGGATCAGTTTCTGTGCAGGTGTTTGTGAACCACCAGTTGTGAAGGTTACGTTAGTACCAGCAATAGCAAGTGCAGCAGATTCTGCTAACTTGATAGTGTCTTGGTCAACCACGATAACGAAGTAGTCTCTGTTATCTGTCAATCCACCAATGGTTGTACCACCAGCATCTTGATAGATTACACGTTGACCAGTTCTCATAAAGTGATCTACTACCGTAAGCGTATGGTTTGTTGTGTCAACAATACCACCTGATCCAGTGTCTCTCGCATCGAACGTCTTAGTTGTTGGGACGATCTGGAATGGAACGTCAACAACGAGTTGAGTTTCACTCTTGACGAGAGATACGTTGTAAGCACCGTCAGTCGCACCAAAAGCAGCAGTCTGGTTCTCGAAGACCTGAGTACCAGATCCAGCTGAAGTGAGGTCTTGCTCACCGCCTGGATATGAGAATGAACCACTGTTGCCAAGAACGAATCTATCATTTGATGCTACACGGATGTAATAAGTTTGGTTAGGTGTTAGGTTACCTATTGAAGTACCAGCAGTTGTGTAGAATACACGCTCACCGTTAGACAAGTTATGGTTCTGATAGTAGACAGTGTTCTTTGTTGGGTTAACAAATAGACCAGTCATACCATATGTACCTCTAGCATCTAGAAGTCTATAAGGAGATGAACCTGTACTTGCTTTAATTCTAAATCTGTTATCATCTACTCTCTCAGCATATACTGTAGCTGGTAGAGATAGGTTTGTGACTCCATCATTGTTATAATAGTAACGTGGATCATCACCAGCAGTCTTAGTAATAACGATTTGGTCGTTAGTTACTGCACCGTGGTTCTCAACATAGAAAGTATCGTCATCATTTGAACGATCCTGTACTAACATCAAGTAAGCGTTACCATAGTAATCTTGGTTATGTCCATATACCCAAGAACCGTGTCCACGATAGTATCCATTCCACCAGTCATATCCATAACGGAAGTGGAATCCATTACTTGAATCTAGTGAGTAGTTATAACGATATCTGTTTGAACGATAGGTGTCTCTATCGTACATAGGACCCCAGGTACCATTTGTTAGAGTAGTTGGCTCTTCTGGTAGGTAGTCATTATAGTTCCAACCTGGGCTGTATCCCCAAACTGAGTTACCACCATTATACCAAGGGTTGTTGAATCTTCCGTCGTAGTTGGAGTTGTTTAGATTACCTGAACCATTATACTGACGACGGTTCATTGTTAAGAAGAATGCTCTATTCCACTGGGAGTTAGAGATACCTCTGTTACTTGATATTTCGTTAAAGTCATAGCCTGAATGTGTTGAACCGAAGTTCCAAGCAGACCATCTATATCTCCAGTACCAGTCCCACCAAGGTTTCTCATCGGAAACGTATCTATGTACTAGAGCAAAGTTGTGCTTACCATAGTTGTAAGTAGCTGCGTTATTCTGAAGTGAACTACTATCGTTTGTAATATTGATGATACCATTGGAACCTGGATTACCACCAGAACCAGCAGAGAAATAGGCATTTGAAAGTTTAATTACAGCTGTACCACCATCAGCTGATGATGTAGATTCTACACGAGTATTGTAGACACCGTGACGTTGTAAGTTTTCAATACAATAGTCACCTGGGTTTGGATAGTAAAGTAAGCAATACCTAGAACGCATATAGTTAGCGTTACTACCCTTCAAGGTAATTGTATGGTTAGTATAGTCAACATCACCATCATTAACTGTCCAAAGACCAGTTGGTTTATGGTCATATGGTTGGAACTGTGCCATATCAGGTGTGATAGTGGCAGTGATTGTATCCTCATAATCAACTACAGGTCTAGAGTCAGCAGCAGTAGCTGTTGTGTTGTTAACTTGTAGAATCTTAGGAGAGATTGTGTTAACAAAGTACAATGCAGTACCGTTAGCAAAACCATTCTCGAATGAAGTTGAAAGAACAACTTTAGAAGTTGTTGCAGGTGTGAAGGACATTTCAAATCCAACACCTGTGTTACCAGCCTGTGCATCATATGCATACAGAGTGGCAGGAGTATTATCTGTTACGTATATACGAACATAAGAACCAGTAGTACCTTCTGTTCCATTAGTGTATACACCATCTGTGTATGCAACACCACCACCGTGGATACCATCAGCAGTAGTAGATACTCTAAATGGGTGACCTATGTTAGATGAATCGTGTACATTGAAGATGTACATACCGTTCTTATTAACGGTAAAGACTGTTGTACCAACAATAGTGTCATCAAGAGCAAAGTAGTTCTGTCCACCAACGGCTACGACAGTAACATCATATTCAAATGTATCAGAAAGAATACCCTTATCTGTTTGAAGAGCAATGGCAGAACCTTCGTAAAACAGACCTGGAATAATACTTGTATATGAACCTGAAATATCAGCACTAATTGCCTGAGTAGCACGTGCCTTATATGTGAAGGTAGTTGCACTAGGTACAGACTGAATTAAGTATGAACCTTCAGCAGTTGTAGATGCAAGACCAGATACAACAATAGGAATACCAGATGTAAGACTGTGCTCATACAGAGTAGTAACAGTTACAACGTCAGAGTTAGCTGTAACTTCTACAGTCTGAATATAAGGAATTGTTGTGTCTGATGTAGCAGAGTAAGTAGAAGGAATGTTGTTAACCAACTGTAGAGTTTCCCACTTAGTTGCCTGTGGCCCGTACTCAAAGTCGGTGTCAATCATCGTTTCAGGGTTTGAAACTCTCAGTTTTGACACAGGGTCAACTAGTGTTTCAGACGGTTCAAACGTTGCATAGTCCGATTCGACGAAAATCTGCAACTTATCAGTTGCTTCCATTGTACTGGTATCTGCGGCCAGTGTGATAATGGTTTCTTCAAAGTCCTCATTGAAATCACAACCTGTCTGGTTAGCAGCAGTTTGGAATCCCTTTGTAGGGTCTGAGAAGTTATATAGAATCTCGTTATCGGTAACGTTAGTAATCAGAAGGATTCTTTCTCCTGATATGTTATCTTTAATAGCGACTGTACCACCCGTTAATGTAACGTTATCATACGGGGTAAATACATAGTCACTGACTAATTTTTTTGCCATTGGTAGTCCCTTGTTTTATCTTGTGACAATTAAATAATAAAAATCCCTCAACCGCCCAAGGCAATTGAGAGTGCTGCAATACTAGATGTGATGCCCACACCACCGATCTTCAGGGTCTTAGCAGTACCTGTTAAGTTGACATCTCCACCGATGTCTAAGTCGCCAACCACGTTTCCTGTTGCGACATTTCTTAGGTTTCTTGATCCATCAAGAACTTCTGTACCAGCAACGGACAAGCCGTTCTTGGCGTTAAAATTTACGTTTGACGTTGCCATCGTGGTTCCCTGTCCCCCCGATATATCGGTATATTAGGTTTTCTTCAGTTATTTATACAACTAGACATTCATTGTGATTCTTGTGAACTGAATAAATGTTCCTATAGTAGCGGTTGCAGAAATTTCTAGATTAGCACCATTGATCGCAGCACTGAATGTAGCTACCGCAACTCCTGGATTTGAATGTACATCTCCGTACATTGTGACAAATGCATCTGTTCCATCGTGAGTAAGAATTGCCTCACTGGTTGAAACGTGTCCACCGTGTGAAGCATATACTGTATACTTAGCACCACGTACACTCGCAACGACTAATG